AAGGCCAACGATGGTATGGACCTCTCTTCTGTCATAGTAAACAACATCTCCAATAGAACATGTAGGCTCATGAGGAATACCATTATTCGCTACCTCGGGAACACCGATTGATAGTACGGTTCCACTGATGTAAAAGTCATTGTCCTTTTCGGTATAAATGATACCGTGTTCGTTGACTTGTTCGCCACCCTTTGAAATTCTTTCAATGGCTACTTTACCTCTGCTTGGATAGAATGCACTCATTTAAATTCACACCTCATCATAATTTCGGTCAAACAAGAGACCATGTTAATTTCTTGATCTGCAACGAAAGCAGACTTGTATTGATAATCAGCCAAAACCAAGATAGCCTCTGGAACAGAATGTGTTTTGAGACTATCATACAAACCATCATAAATGGTTCTAAAGATATGTGTTGGATCATTGTCCATGTGATCAACCACCCATGAACGAACCTTAGTGAACTCCTTAATTTTCATAGAAGAAACAAGTTCCTTCAGATTGATCTCGCCTAGTTGTGTAAGAATTCCAACATCAATTTTTCCACTGATGGAATATCTTTGAAGCTCATTAAGAACTCTGCGGATGTCAGGGAAATGCTTCATCACTAACTGAATCAGAACCTTTTCATCATACTCAACAGACTCTAGATCAAGGATGTTCTTGATTCTTTCAAGGACACCCATCGCCATTTTTGGTTTGTCACTCTTAGGAATCTTGAACTCGACGACAGTACACCGAGAATGAATTGGCTCGATGATTCTGTTCTTGTAATTACAAGTCAGAACAAACCGACAGTTCTTACTGAACTCTTCGATGAAACCACGAAGCGCAGGCTGAGTTGACTGTGCATTACTATAGTCGAACTCATCGAGGATGACAACCTTCTTACTACCACTGATAGATACAGTGCTTGCAAAGTTTCGAATCGTAGTTCGAAGGGTGTCAATGTTCCCATCTTCAGAACAGTTGATGAGAATGTATTCCGTGTCTAGTTCATTACAAAGTGCCTTTGCTACTGTTGTCTTACCACAACCAGGCCCTCCACACAGAAGCAGATTCTGACTTTCACCAGAATCTACCATCTGCTTGAAGGTTTCCTTAATTGTGGTGGGAAGAATACAGTCATCAATCTTCTGTGGTCTGTACTTTTCAACCCACAAATACTCTTGCATCAGTCACCTCATTTAGTGTAAACGGAATCGGATTCGAGTGCGATGTAGTAAGTCACATCAATTGATGTGTTCACAAATTCACTTACCACCTTCTCCGAGATGTTAACGGTGTAGTCACCAGAAACCATCTTGAGATTCTCCACCTTAAAGTAGAACTTGAAATCAGCTCCACCAGATGAGTGGTTCTCACCCAGATCAATTGAGTATGAGTTTGAGCTACTGACCTTCTTGTCAAGAGCAACCATCTCAATCTTATCTCCGTTTGAACGAACACAAAGATCAGGAACACCAAGAACGGAAGATGCTTTCTGAATTTCATTCAGTTGCTTCTGCTTCAATTCAAAACTCACTGCGGTGTCGGGCATCTCAATGTCCTTGTTCACCGTGGTGATAAGATTTGGTGCAGAGTAGAAGTACTGAACACTAGCACCTTTTTCACCATAGATGGTAACAAACTTGTCTTCGAATTCGAAATCAGGCTTGTCAAACAGGGACACAGTACCAAGGAACTGATTAAGATCCCAGATCGCAATCTCTCGGTCGAATGTCTCCTCGATTGTAGCAGAACCCATGATGTTCTTCATGGGAGAAACAGTCTTGAGAACATTCCCAGGTCTAATCAAGATGTTTGAATTAATACCAGAGAAATTCTTGAGAATTCCGAGGGTGGTATCCGATAGTGTTACTCGCTGTGCGACTGTCATTTAATTATCTCCATGTTCAAGGTAATCCATATACTCATCATAATCGATTTCATTGTCTTTCAATGAATTGTTGGTGAAGTCACGAAGTACTTCCTTTTCCTGCTTTCGCCGTGACTTTCTGTTAGGTCTACGAAAGTCACCGTACTCATCATCATCATATTCATTAACGTATCTGTTTTTTATTTTCTTACTCATAACAAGACACCAACAAAATCATTCCTTTCATTTAGATTTCATCTTATCAAAATTGTGTTGAGTTGATCCAACTTTCTTTGAAGTTTTCTTCTTTCTCTTCACAACCTTCTTCTTTGTTTTCTTCTTTGTCTTCTGTACAGCATCATGAAAAGTCTTAAGATGGGAATCTGCAAACCCTCTCATGTACGCCCTGTCTTCTTTGTTTGTATTTTTCTGGGACCAGAAATTGATCTCGACAATAAACTCATATGGTCTACCATCAGAAGTCATCACAGGTTTGTTCTTAATAAAGAATGCAATCCGAAGATCCTTTCCACGGATGAACGATGGATATTCCTCTGTGGGAGCCAGCTTATACGCCCTGTAGGTCAAGTCCTTTGGGTGAATCATTTCAAGACCTGTAGCCAGATACTTTTCATAGGACACACTGGACTTGGGATTTACACCGCTGTTGAATTCTGTTTCTGTTTTCTTCATGTCTATAGTATACACGATATCTTTAAAAAAGCAACCGACCATCTAGGGTTTCCAAAAAACAAAAACAGGTTCATACTTCATATATCTGCCATTCACTTTACAGTAGTTCTTGCACTTGGGTATCCCGTTCTCATCCACTCGGTTTTGACCTGGCATAGACTCCATTGCCATTTTCAGTGTGTATTTAAACACCATACCATATTCTTCAAGTATGGATCTCGAATCTTCTTCTAGAGGCAAGTAACTATCTTTCACCTTGATGTCTGCCACATTCCAAAGAAGATACCTATCACTCTTCAGCCAGTCAACACAGTTCTTCAAGGTAGGACGAAGAAATCCGTCTCTCCACGATTGATACGACGATCCATACTTTTTGTAAGACTGATTCTCATCTTCACTATACGCCTCTCTATTGAAATAAGGAGGTGAAGTGAATACCAGATCGATAGATCCCCGATGCTTTTGAAAATCCTTGTCATTATGAATCTCCTCGGAACCTAGCTGGTATAGTTCGTAATTATTTGTTGAACTGAAGAAGGGATTGCCGCGATACGTTTCCGTATTGTAGAAATCAGCGACAGAAGAATATTTAGAAGTATCACCATCATAGAAATTATCAGGATTGGGATCAGTACCAATATAGTGAATGTTACGATCATCACGACAAGACATAGCGCCCAAAATTCTACCACCCCAGCCTGAACTGGGGTCAAAGATTTTAACTGTTTCCTGTGACTTGATATCATCGGTAAACCTCTCGTAAAGGTATTTAGCCGTCATAGGAGGAAAGTTAACAGCAGGCTGTATATAACCAATTCGAAAGCACTTAAAACTAGAAGGAAATATCCGACTTCCTTTTTTGTAAATGCGGATTGCATAAAGTTTTTCATCAGACATATCCTCAATATCAAAGGTGGAGTGGTGTCGGTACGACAGAAGATCTTTCCATTGTTCTACCTGTTCTTTTGTAAGCTGAAGAATGTCTGACTGTTCAAGTTGGAAGTAACCACTGTTAAGTCCTTCTCTCATTTTCACTTCTTCGAGCATGAAGTCATGTCCCTTGAAAACTTCAGGACTCTCGAAGTAAACTTTCAACCATTCTTCGCCCGACTTGACATCCACGATAGAATACTTTTTACTATTCTTGATTGCAGACAAAGCATACGAATAAAAAGAATCCCGTCGAAGATGACGCATAGCGCCACGAACGACACGATCCAAATAGTCATCGTTTGCAACCAAGTCATAAATTGAGTAACCATCGTCTCTTTCATTGTAGTTTATTCTCGTCTTAAACATGTTAGAGAACCACTGGTCTACTTCAACACCCGCACGGGACTTGTTGATTATAACATCATCAGGGACATCAGAAAGTTCGTCAGATTGTGTGAACTGGTGTACGGGATATTCACCAAGACGATTGAATGAATCTATAACATCCTGTTTATCTTTGCCAGTTCGAGGAGGGCATCCGTGTTCATCCCATGCTTCTGTAATTACCGAACGCATACGAACAACCCATTCTCTGAACTGACTAGGATTCATGTTCAAAAGATCTTCGAACAGGACGTTGACATCACTGTTGATAACGTGATTATTTCTTTGATAGAAAGTATTCATGACAGTCATTATAAAGAAAAAGAATCCATTGTCAAGATCCAACGTTCCAAAACAAAGCCCCTTTGCTGGCATGTTCTTTGATAAACTGCCATGCTTTAGCATCGTAAGTAATTGCTGATGGGAACGGAGGAATTATCTTTGCGGGTTTATTGAAGGGAGTTTTGCATTGGTAGAGCTTTGCTCTTCCGTAGTTTCCTTTGTGTCCAACAGTAACACAATGGAAGTCCGCATCTGGCCATGCGAGTTGTAAACCTCGGGTGAGAGTCCCGCTGGACCCAACAGTCCATACTTCGTCAGGTCGAACATCGATTGATAAAGCAACCCTAATAATAGAAGCGATAACAGTGTCATGGTCAAACCCAATAGGAAGTAATCTACGCACTTTCGGATCTTGTTCAACATAATCCCTTGCTCTTTTCTCTGTCACTGACAGCATACCATTCGGGACAAATCTCATATCGGCGCCTTCTGATAAAGCCTTTATCTGATAATCATGCAACTTGTCCCATGCACGATCCGCCATAAACACTACTGCTTTTTTACCGTATCTTCGACACAAAGCAGCAAGAGAAATCTGTGCGTATCCAGTCGCGGGAGAGCTACCGTATACCCACTCTTCGATCTCTTCATTCGACTTGATCAGGTAATCTGCAAATCGCATCTTCGATCCACCACCAAGTAGATCATCACGAACGACTTGAATTTTTTCATGCTCTTCAATCACAGGATCAGGCAAAGTATCTTGCCAATCACCAATCAGTGGGAGGTAGTCTTCTGCTGTCTCTTTAAATAATACACTCATCACTTTATCCTACTGAAGTTATTCTTCTTCTGGAAGACGATATGATTCTGGAACTTGTCCGTCATCGAATCGGACTTATGACTGATTACAAATATATTAGCACGATCACCGAACTGAGTCAACAACTTAAGGAACTCTTCTGTACCCACACCATCTAGACTAGAGTCAAAGACCTCATCCAAGATAAGAAGATTACAATTGACGCTGTTCTTAAGTCTAGCTACTTCACGCCAAGCAAGCAACAATGATAGATCAATTCGTAGACGCTCACCTTCGCTGAAACTATGGTAAGTAAACTCGTCTCGGTGTCTACTCTTAATAGTTTCGTTGAAGTTTTCGTCGAGGTTGAACTGACAGAAAAAATCCATGTCCAACAGATACTTGTTTATCAGACGATTCATGATAGGAAGATAGTGCTTGATAATCTTTGACTTGATACCAGAGTCCTTCAAAAGAAGAGAAGCAATGTTGTAGTAGTGCCTATCATCAATTAAGTCTTTTCGTTCATCAACAAAATCTCTACCAACAATAGCCAGTTTAGTAAGCTCACCTTTTACCTCTTGTACTTCAGTTGTTTCACTCAATACACTCGCTACACTTTGTTCCATTTTAGAAACGTACTGAAAGAGCGCACTAATTTCACTCTGCTTACTTGAGATTTGTTTTTCTTTTTCCTGTATATCTGAAAGAACAGAGTTGATAGTAGTTAACCTATCCTCTGTCGTTTTCACCTGTTCGTTCAGTTGCTCTATTTCTTTATCAATGTCAGAACGTTCTTGTTCCTTTTCTGCATGAACGGACTCTTTGTGGTGTTGTTGAATATCTTGTTTACAAGTTGGACAACTATCATTGTCTTCATAGAACTTAACACTCTTCTGTATGTTCTTTATCTTTTTATTCAACTGAGTTATTTCACTCTCAGACTGAATTAAGTTAGTGGACGTTTCATCTTTATCTGGGATAGATAAAAACAGATCGTCTACTTCTTTTTGAATGGAGTCAATAGAACTTTCAAGTTTAGAAATTGATTCCTTTGAAACTTGAATTTCTTTCTTGTATTTTTCAATAGACGCACTGGACTTTTTCTCCAATGAGTTTATCAATTTTTCTTTCTCTTCTGCTTTGTTTTTGGTGAGTATTATTTTGTACTCAATCTCTTTTATCTGATCTTTAGTTAATTGAGCTTTACCTTTGACAAGACCATTCATCACCGAGAATATGTCTATGTCCAATAGATTCTCGACAACAGATCTTCTATCACTGGCACTCAATTGCATGAAAGGAACATAGTTTGATGAACCAAGAATCACAACCTGACAAAATGATTTGTAGGTCATCTTCAGAATCTGTTCCTCTAGAATCTTCTGATAGTCCTTAGATTTGGCTGACTGATCGAGCAGTTCATTGTTCTTATAGATTTCAAACTTCTTTGGTTTCAAACTACGAAGAACTTTGTATTCATTTTTACCAACGCTGAAAGTTATTTCAACTTCACAGTCCTTGTTGTTTATTGAATTCGGAAGTTGCGGTATGTTAATACCACGGAACGACTTTCCGAATAGAGCAAACGTCAAGGCATCAAGCATGGTAGACTTACCTGCTCCGTTGTCACCAGACACTAAGGTGTTGTTGTGTCTACGAAGATCAAGCACGGTCTTATAATTTCCCGTCGAAAGGAAGTTACGCCAAGATAAAGTCTTAAAAATAATCACAGTGAAATGCTCTCCAGATATAAATCTCGTATCACTTGTTTCATTTTATCTTTGTCTTCTACTTCATCCATCTGATCGATTTCATTGTTGATAAGAGTAACAGTATCCTGTGCCAGATCCACCATCTCTTCCTTCGTCCATTCAGAGTCTTCAATGTCTTCAACCACTGTTATCTTTGCGACACCGTTCTCATCTAAGCAGTTCATATATTGATCAAAGCTATATGGATGTTTCTTGCACTCGACATATATCTTTACATAAGAACCCTCCAAGCCCTCTACATCAACAGAGGAAATATCAACAGGACCGTCTGTGTCGTTATATGTCAAGCAGTGAAACATTTTGTGTGGGTTTGGTACAAATTCAACCTCACGGGTTTCAGTGTCAAGTACATGAAAACCCTTCTCTTCGTGCAAGTCTGCAAAGGTGATTTGATATTGAGTTCCCATGTAATAGACATTATCCTTTTCTTGCCTACAATGGAAATGTCCAGACAGAACTTTCTCAAACCTCTCAAACAACTTAGGCGACATACCACCCTGAAAATCAACACCACGCATCACCTGATAACCATCAATTTCAAGATGACCAATTAGAATGGGCGCGGATGCAGTCTGAATAAACTTCAAAGACGAATCGTAATTTGTCTTGTTCACCCAAGGAAGTAAGGCTATATCAAGCCCATCGAAGTTAACGACAGATGGATCTTCATATAAAGTAAAATCATTAGAGAACAACTCTTGTAATGAATTCACTTCGTTGGTATTACGAAAGTAAACATCGTGGTTACCTAGAATACAGTGAAGATCTATGCCTTCCTTCTTGAGTCTAGATATAAATTTATCCCTGACTTGATGTAGAATGCTGAAGTTCACGAACTTTCTACGATCCATGAAGTCACCTGCGTGGATGATTGTTTTTATGTCATTCTCTTCCATGTATGGAAAAAGCACTTCATCAAAAAACTTCATGAAGTAATCAAAGAATAACTGGGAATCACCCCTAGCACCGAAGTGGGTGTCATTCAGAAGGCATATTTTCATCTTTTTTCTTTTTCTTCTTTTTCTTCGGAGTGAACTTTTCTATGTCATTTTCAGTGACATCGAAATAGTCTGCATACACATTCTTGGCATCCTTATCGAAATAATTATTCTTAAACCAAGAATGAAAACTACCATCATCACTATTTTCTACCAGCTTATACTTAATATAATTCTGCTTCTTCTCCTTTTCGATTCGACGAAGAAAGGCATAGTATATCATTTGAGTAAAGTAGGAAAAGGGATTCTTAGATTTTTCTGGATTGAAGTTGTGTGCATACATCAAACAGTTTTCGATACCATCACATATCATCTCATCCCTGAATGGATAGTTGATAAAGTTAGGTTTTCGAGAAAGGTGTTCGGCTATCTTTAGAAAACATTCCCCGATGTATTCACTGATAGGAGGACGCTCTTCGTCCGACTCAACTGCTTCGATGACAAGTTCTTTCCATTCGCACATAGCCTTGAAGAAAGTTTCGTTGTCAACGTAGTGTTCTGTTACTTTTTTAGATCGTTTCTTTTTCATATCAATAGTATAACATCTTTTTTCATTTTGTAAAGTATTTTATCTATTTTTCCCTTGACAAATTCTGTGGGTAGGTTAAACTACCCGTGTCAACGGGAAAAAGGGAAACTATAAGTAGTCTCTAAGGTCCGGAGACCAGTCAACCCAATCATTACCAAAGTCGTCTTCTGAACCAGATCTATGTTTATCTGCTTCTCTATCCAGAGTTTCTGGTTCCTCTGGTTCGTCACCTTCAAAATTGTCATCCATGTCCTGATCGAGCAAGCCATCCTCGATCATTTTTTTGAACATATCATGATTCATGGAAAAAGACATGAATACAGAAGATGGTGGTGGCGAGCTTGGTATGTCAGGCATATCCATATCAGAAAGATGACTTTCTATTTCATCTTCCAGATCCCTAAGATTCTCTTCTGCTTGTTTCATGATGTCTTCCCGCATTCTTTGTTCTCTTGCCATCTCTTCCATAGTGACATCGGGTTGATTCACTTCTGCAATATACAACTTTGTTGTCTGAGCATCTGGAGTAAGACATAGAGCGATCCAATCTTCTGGGATCGTAACCTTTTTGGTTTTAGAATACTCAAGCCAATTACTCATAGTGAGAATCTCACGCTTAAACTTGAGGAAAGGATCAGGCACAGACATGACTTGCATGATCATAGGATTTTCAATGGTTACTTGATTGTTTTTAGAATCAAGAATAGTGGCGATAATGGATTCGCCGCTTCGTAGCTTTAAAATTTTATACGACATAATCCTCCTATAACTGAATATTATGTGGTGAAAAACTAAAACCCTCTGACTTATATATCTTTATTCTTTCAAGGAAATGTCGAAGGGTGTGGTTCTTGTAGCTTTTCCACGAAATATCGTCTCCGATATCATACAACTTTGCATGTTCTTTGTGTTCTGATTTTCTTAACTGCCTACCAATCGATTGTAGAACTCTCACGCGAGACTTTGAAGGGGAGGCGAATATAATATTATGTAGTCTTCTTATAGAAACTCCTGTAGAGAACGTTCCATAAGAGGCTACTATGATAGCATTGTTTATATCCTCTGCTATTTGACGAACGCTTTCTCTTACTTCCACATCAGTCTCTCCATAAACAAAGAACACCTGTCGATCCTTTGCTGACTTCTTTATTTGTTCGTAAAGTTTCTTGCCGTGCTTTTCGACGTACTGAAACAATACTAACGTGTTGCCTTCTAGTTTATTCGCAAGATTTTCTATGAACTTGTTTCTCTTTTCATTCGACACAAGGAAGTCCATTTCATCCTGATACTTTGCCTTCTTCATAGCTTCTCGTTCTGGTCTTCCGTGCGACAGAAGAAGGCAGTCTATTTTCAATTTGGACAAGAGATCTTTATCGATAAGATCTTTTGTTGAGGTCACATTATATACCGAACCAAATAGACCTTCAATGACTAATTTGTGAGTAAGTGTGCCGTCTAGGGTTCCCGTTGTTCCTATTCTGTGGGGACAGTCCTTGAGTTTCGTCATCAACTGTGTGAGTGACTTTGCTTTGAATAGGTGGCATTCATCTCCAAAGACAACATCGAACTGATCGAAGTATTGGATGGGTAGCTTGTATATACTTTGCCAAGTTGAGATGACTATCTGATTGTTCGTTTCTTTCTCCTGCCCTCCGAAAATCTTGTGACATGTTTTCCTCACATCCCAAGACTTATCGTTTGACGAATAGTCTTTGAAGTCGTTATACATCTGTGTCACTAAAGAAGTAGTGGGGACGACAACGAGAATCTTTTTGTCTTTTGGAATACGGCTTTGAAAGTATCGAAGAAGGCAGTAAATGATTAGAGACTTACCAGATCCCGTGGGTGACAGCAGAAGACACCTGTCATTTCTTATCGCGTGTTGTATGGCATCCAACTGGTGATCGTATACTTCAATTTTTTTACCAGCAGCTTGAATGTTGAGCTTGTCATTGATCCAACCTTTGAGTTGATCATGACTGAGAACTGGACCTGATGGTTTGAGGGATTCTTCTATCTCTAGAGAATAACCTCTGTCGGTTGCGAATTTCTTAACGTATGGAATTAACCCAGCGTATAGATTTTGGCTGTATATGTTGTAGAGTTTTATAGTACCATCCCAGTTCTTTTTACGATAGGATGGCATGAACTTATGTCCAGGCACTTTGAAAGTGAAATACTCTGACAGTTCTTTTGCTAAATCTCGTTCACATGCGACATGTATATTGACGCTGTTTTCTTTTGTAATACAAAGATCACTCATGACCTTATGTATTAGAGATTTATGCCTTATGGATCGAAGGAGTTTCCTAGTACCAAAACGCCTAATTTCTTTTTTGAAACTTGACCTGACCATGATATAATCTTCACATCATTTTGGGATAAAAAATCTATGACGAGCTGGTACTCCTTTTCCCAGCTCTCATTGTATTTATCCATAAATTCTTTGTGGAAAATTACTGTCGATATACCCATTTCTCTCAAGGCAATTGCATCAGATGGGGTTGGACATAGGGGAGAGTAGATTGTATGGTTGAAAGTCGTTACACCGCGTTCTGCTGCTTTATACGCAAGATTTTTTATCGCTGTGGTTTTGTACCATTCGTTTTCATTGATGGACGGAGCAGTTAGCATGATTCCAATGCCAGGATTTATTAGAATGGTTGAACACTGTGTAGATTGTCCTTCACATTTAGAAACGGCATGAGCATAGCACTGCTTTAGATACACGGCGTGCATGATGCTGGTATCAAACTCCATTGAGGAACTTTCTCCAGTCAATGGCACTTCTTATGTTCCATTGTCTGTTTGATATGATCTTGATAACAGACTCTAGGTAATCTACTTTTTCTTTGGTGTAGGAAAGGCGCAGACGGATAAGTGAAAGATCATCATCCGAACTTAAGTATTTCTCAATATCGACTTTCAGGATATTCAGTTGAAACGGTTCCCACTCCAACTTGTCAAGAGAATCTTGATCCATTTTACCTGTATAGTATTCCCACTTTAGCCTGTATAGCTTTTTATACTCTTCTTCTTGCTTGACGTAGATTAGCTTTTCGTCGTGAAAGAAGTTTAGGTATTTGTTATGTAGCTGTGGGGTTTTGAGAGACTCAATATCGAGTTCCGTATCATCCATTATGATATCGTCTGCAACCATAGCCTTAAGATCATTTAGATTCATTATAACCTCCGACTAAGAGTATATCACGCAAATATTAGGCAGTCAAGTATTAATACGTTCGATTTTGTATGTGCTGTATGAGAATGTGGTTGTTGCAGTCAGAGGCTCTGGATCCGTCACTGCGCTGTTGAAATCTAGACCCGAAAGTGAGCTAGGGAAGCAATCACGGAAACTTACTATTAGCTTTCCTCTCATTGCACTGTTTGTTATTACTAGAGTGGCATCAGAAAGATGTTGATCTGGAGTTTCAAAATCTTTGAAATCTTCTGCGTTCGATGCGGATCTCATCCAGTTGTAAATTTCAAGCCAGTTTTTCATCTCTTCATCGACAACGAATGATATGGACAGATCATCAAATCGGAATGCTGATGGGTGTCTTACTGGAGCAAAGAAGTTGGTTTGATCTATCGGAGACAACGAAACCGATGGTATGTTGGCAGACTGACAGAAATATGTAACGGTAGGAATCCGTTGCATGGTAAACTTAAATTCAGTTACCGTTAATGGGTTTGTGTTTGTTGGTTGTTGATCTAGTCTATTCGTTTTTAATTGAGATAAACCACTGATGTATTGATCGGACATATCAAGCTCCTAGAATATGTAGGTAATAAAAAAGGGTGGGGTCATTAAGACCCCACCCAATTTTAAATCGTATGACTACTTTAGACTCAGTTTGAGCCATTACCGTGAAGGTTATCAACACGGAAGATTCTGTAGTACTGGTTCTTACGGAAGGCAGCAGAATTGGTTGGATCCTGATTTCCTTCGCTACTGACGAATGGGTTGTTGACCAATCCGTATCGAGTCTTGAACCCGATCTTGGGCTGGAAGGTGTTTTCACCAACCGCACGCACCATCTGGAGTGGAACGTAGGGGCAGTAGAAGAGTCC